TTGCACAACGCTATACAAATCTTGGTATGTGTGGACCTAATTACACTTTTTTTGCACCTGCTACACAGAAACGACCACCTTTTGTTATGAATACAAGAATTTACTCATGCAATCTAATAAAAAACGACATACCTTTTAGGTGGAGAGGTAGATACAACGAAGATACAATATTATCTTTAGACATTCTTACGGCAGGAATGTGTACAGTGCAATTTAATGCATTCTTGCAAGAAAAAATTACTACGCAAGTGGTTAGAGGTGGTAACTCTGCTGAGTTTTATGATAATGAAGGCACTTTGGCAAAATCTAAAATGCAGGTTAAGGTTTACCCTGACTATTCAAGAATTGTAAAAAAATACGGCAGAATACATCATTATGTAGATTACAACCCATTTAAAAAAAACAGGCTTATTAGAAAGGAAGATGTTGTAATACCAAAGAAATCACAACATGAAATGAAATTAAAAATTAGTAAATCTAACTAATGTTAAAGTTATCTATGTAAGCTGTTTCCCAATCGTCATCAATATTGTGGTATTTTACAAAGCATCTTTGATCTGTATCGTATTTGAACTTTGCTTCGCCTATTTTTCCATATAGGTCTTGTTCTCTTATTTTTCTTGTTATTACATTTGTTGAATTATCGTCAAAGTCTCTATGTACTGTAAGAACTGCATCTGCTTGATTATGCCAATGTGCAGCACCACTTATATCATATGCTGTAGGTGGTAAATAACTGCCATCATTTGTTTTAGGTAGTTTTGTAGGGTGTGCTATAACCCAACACACAACCTCATAGATTCTAGTAAATCTTTTACATAAAGAAATAAAATCACGAATATGCTCATCTTCTCTTTGATTGCCTTGTCTTACTGCTGAAACTTCATTAAATGGGTCAATTACCAAACCATTTATGCCATGTTTATATATTGCAGACTTAGCAATAGAAAGTATTAAATCAATAGAGGGTATGGCATCTTTGGTTTCTATAAAATAAAAATGCTTGTGTATAAAATCTAAGGCTTTGTTTAACTCTGCCTTAGTCATTCTGTTTTTTAAGCCCTCATCAAAAGGTTTTTTTAGATACATTTGAACTAATCTTCTAATGTGCATAGATGTGCTGTGCTCAGGTGAAAACATTGCAAAAGACCAACCATGTGTTTCTGCAAGTTTTAATAATATCTGATCTGTAAATACAGACTTACCATGATTTGGTATTCCTGTAATAACATGGAAAGTACCAGTCATTACTTTGTATATATCATCTAAGCCGTCCATACCTATCTCTGTAGGTCTTTCGTAATTACCCTCATATAAATCATTAAGCTGTTTAGTATAGTCGTTAGCTGTATATAAACCTTCAATTGGATAAGGTGTGGCACTTTCTATAACCTCTCTAAGTTTCATAGCACCATGCTTAATTAGTACATCATTGGCATCTTTGCAATTATCAGGTGGTGTAACAAACCAACATATATCTTTACCAAACCTATGTAGCAGTTCTTTATGTAAGGCTCTGCCACTGCTGTCATTATCAGTAAATAAAATAATCTTAGTTGCAATTAAGTTGCAATTTTCTAATGCTTTAAATCTAGCATCTTGCTTGTCAAACTTTGCTTCTTTTGGTGCGCCATTTGGTAAAGTAGTTGCATTGTCAAAACCACATTCGCCTAATGCCAAAACATCAAATTCACCCTCAGTAAAAATAATTGTTTTCTCGTTACATATTTTGTCGTAGTTATAAAGAATGGATTTTGCATTAGCAGATTGCCTAAACTGCTTGTCTCTTGTTCTGTATTTAAGATTTGTAAGTTGTCCATTTTCATCAAAATATTGAAATACACACCATTCGTTTTCTTGCACTACATTAAATCTTTCGCATGTAGATTTGCTAATACCTCTTTCTTTCATATAGTCATAAAAACTATCTGATGGTTTTTTAGCTACTGTAGGTGGCTTTGGTTGTATATAACTAGGTTTCTTATAAGGTTGATATAAAGAACCTGTACTGCTACCACCAGTCCATTCACAATGGTGGCATTTCCACAAAACAGTTCCATTATCTATTGTTACTGATAAAGGGTTGTCTCTTGCGTTATGAGGTGGTTGACATTGTGGACATTTGGTTTTTTGATTTCCGTCTTGTTGGTGTTTTAAATTTATATTGTTTTCAATTAATGTTTTATCTATGGTCATATTATTATCCTGCTAAATTATTAAGGGTACTATTCTTAATGGTTTTTTCTAAAAAGTCTAAATATCTTTGTTGGTTTAACCATGTCGTTGCATGAGGTATAAATCTCTCCTCTGTGGTTAAGTTTTCTTGTGCAAATACTTTGGTTGCATAAATAATTTTTGAATAATGTTTTTCATCATATTTACTAAAAGAAACACTAGCTTGATACTTTCCAACCTTTCTTGGGTAGTGTTTCCAAAACAACTCAAATTCGTGTATATATTCTTTTGTATCTTCTTTAGTATTGGTGGTAACTGGTGACCCCTGCCTCTTATCTTCTATTACACTAGGGGTATGGTCATCTATAACCATAGGGTTATTATCTAAGGTTAAATGGTAACGATTAGAAGTATGACCACCATTGTCTAATTTTCTGTGTTCAATTTTCAAATAACCTAGTTGTTCAAATTCTTTTATTGCATTTTGTATTGTTTTGGTTGTATTTAAACCAATCAGCTTTGCAATATGTTTATAAGATGGATAACAAGTACCCTTTTCGTCTGCATAGTTACCTAAGATAACTAATATTAATTTTTTGGTTGGCGACAAGCCATTAACTTTAAGTGCTTTGTTTAAGCATTCTATTGACATATATAACTCCTGTTAAAATAATGTTGTTTGTAACGGCACAACGCCTTGCTCTGCACCGTTTTCTTTATAAAACCATTCTATAATTTCTTCTTGTGTAAAATCTTTATCTGTATATACAAACTCTGATCTATAACCAGTCTTAGTTAAAGGTATTGGCGTATCATTTTCTACATGGAACTCAATATGATCCATACGACTATCTAAAGTTGTAAAATACTTAGGGGTATAAACAACCGATACTTCTAATGACATAAATGTAAAAGTAAATTCTACATCTCTATTATATTTCATAAAGACAATCTATCTTTATCAATCTCATCTCGTAATTCATCACTCTTAAAATTCATATATTCTTCAAGAATAGGTATCAAATTTTCTGATGTTACAAAACCACTAAGCAATAACGATAGTTTTAATTCTGATCTTATTCTTAGGTATTCCCAAACAAGCTGTTCGTCAATATTGGCTTCTATATCTTCTAATCTTTCTTTTGTTAAATGCATTATATTTTCCTATAAAAAAGGGGGCATATAACCCCCTGTTAATTAATTTAATGGTATGAACTTCATAAAGGGTTCTTCTCTATGACCCTCAGGCAACCACTCTAACTTTTCTGCAACTTCTTCTATGGTTAACATACAGTCGGTACTACCACCTTCTTCTGTTTCATTAACAAGTATTGATCTACCGCAGTAGTTTTGTGTACCTAGCTTAAAGTACATATTGTCTTTAAGTAGCCCCTCATCATCTACATACATAATGACACCACCACCAAGAGAAACTATATCAAAGCAACTACATTGCATTACTTTGTAATAATCTTCTATATCTGTATCTGAAATATCTACATAAGACAGACTCTGATCAAATGGGTCAATTAGTATGGATTGGATTTTATTTTCTTCTTTCATTTTACCTGCTCTGTGAGCGTTTAGTTAATATAGGATACATAGTATATTGTCCATACAATAAGTAAACCTTTTTTGGAATAATATATGTATTAATTAAGTAATACCCTTTGCATATAATCTTTTTTGGAATATTATGTGTGTAATTAATGATAAATAATGAACAGTAAAACCAATAAATCTAAACTTACAGATACTTTAAAACTTAAAATTAGAAATGAGTTTGTACAAGGTATTGATGAAAACTCAGAAAGAGTCTTGTTTACTTTAGATGAATTAATTAAGAAATATAAAGTTGCACAAAGTACGATATACAGAATTGCAAGAACAGAACAATGGAAAGTACAACGAGATCAATTTCAACAAGAGTACACAGAAAAACTTGATAGAGACAGAATTAAAGCAAGAGCAAAAGAGTCAATTAAATTTGATGATAATTCAATTAATCTTGCAAAAGCCTTATACAGCACAGTAGGTCAAGTAATACAAAATAATAATTCAGCAATACAACAAGGCAAGAAAGGATTGCCACCATCACAAATTAATTCACTTGCTAATGCAGCAGTTACTGCACAACGATTAGCAAAACTTGCTCTTGGAGAAGCTACACATAATATAGATGCCACAGTCAATGAAAACACAGACGCATTCAGAAGAGCTATGGAACTGCTTGACACAGTTGAAGAACAACGCAGAAGCCAAGGCGATAGAACTACGCACTAATTGGCTTGAAACGGCTAGAGATAAACAGCTACAACCTGCGTACAAACACTATATATGGCTAATTTTAGCAGGTCGTGGTTGGGGTAAGACTAGAACTGGTGCACAAGACATTGCTCTATATGCCTTAAGAAACCCTAACACTATATCGGCAGTCGTTGCACCAACTTCAGGTGATCTCAGGAGAGTGTGTTTTGGTGGTCCAAGTGGTTTAGTTTCTATAATACCTAAAGAATGCCTTTCAGTTACAAAAGATATGAAAGGGTACTCATCTAGTATAAGTGAGATACGCTTACATAACGGCTCCAAGATTGTAGGTTATGCAGCATCTGAACCTGAAAGGTTAAGGGGTCCACAGTTTCACAGGGCATGGTGTGATGAAGTAGCAGCTTGGCGTTATCCTGAAGCATTTGATCAGCTTATGTTTGGTTTAAGACTAGGCAAAAATCCACAATGTTTAATTACTACGACACCAAAGCCAACCAAAATAATTAGAGACTTAGTTGCAAGAGAAGATGTTGCTGTTACTACTGGTAATACATTTGAGAATGAAGCAAATTTAGCTGAAAGCGCATTGGCTATGCTTAGAGATAAGTATGAGGGCACTACACTAGGTCGTCAGGAATTATATGCTGAGATAATAGAAAACTTAGAAGGTGCTTTATGGACAAGCGCACTTATAGATGAAGCTAGATTGCATGAAAATACGGAAAAAGAATTAAAAAATATTATTGTAGCAATTGACCCTGCAGTAACCAACAATGAAGATTCAGATGAAACTGGTATAGTTGTAGTAGGCAAAGACCATAATAATGAGTATTATGTACTAGAAGATGCCACTGGTAAGTACAGTCCTGATCAATGGGCAAGAAAAGCAATTAATTGTTATTACGATTGGGGTGCAGATAGAATAGTGGCAGAAGTAAACAATGGTGGCGATTTGGTGGAAAGACTATTAAGAGGAATGGATTTAAACATTCCATACAGGTCTGTAAGGGCTACAAGAGGTAAACTTATAAGAGCAGAACCTATTGCAGCACTATATGAGCAACGGCGAGTTCATCACATTGGTTATTTTCCTGAGTTAGAATCACAAATGTGTGGATATATAGGAGAAACAAAACCAAGCCCTGATAGATTGGATGCTTTGGTTTGGGGTATATCTGAACTAAGCAAATCAAAAGGTGAAGTAAATTGGAGAATAAGCTAATGGCAGAACAAACATTTTTACAAAGATTGTTTAACACAAAACCTGTTGAACAAAAAAATTCAAATATGATGGGTTATTTTGGTGTCGGTAGCCAAGAAGCAAAAACTTACAAATACGCAGACTTAGCAAAAGAGGGCTACCTTAAAAACGCTATTGTCTACAGATGCGTAAATGAGATAAGTAAGGGTGCAAGTGCAGTACCTTTTATTATTAAGGCAGGCGATCAGATTATAGAACAACATCCTTTAATTGATTTGTTACAAAGACCTAACCCACTGCAATCTTACAGTGAGTTCTTTAACAGCCTGTTTGGCTATGTGTTACTTAGTGGTAATGCTTACATACTAAAGACTGGTTCTGATATGGGTGCGCCAAAAGAACTGCATCAACTAAGACCTGATCGCATAAACATAAAGGGAAGTGGCAAACCGATACCTGAGAAGTATGAGTACATGGTCAATGGTAGAGTTGCACAAACTTACCTTGTAGATCAAGAAAATGGTTTTAGCGAACTAAAACATGTAAAGCTATGGAATCCACTAGATGATTATTATGGTTTAAGTCCAATGAGTGCAGCAGCAGTAGAGGTAGATCAATTTAATATGTCTAGCAAACATAATGTAAATCTTCTGCAAAACGGTGCTAGACCAAGTGGTGCTGTAGTATTTAAGCCACAAGATGATCAAGGCTTTGCTGTTAATCTTAGTGAATCACAGAGACAACAACTTATCACTGATTTAAATAATAGATTTACTGGTGCAAACAATGCAGGTAGACCTATGTTGTTAGAGGGAGACTTTGACTGGAAAGAAATGGGTCTTAGTCCTAAGGACATGGATTTCTTAAACCTTAAACATATGAGTGCCACAGACATTGCTCTTTGTTTTGGTGTACCTAGTCAGCTTGTAGGAGTTCCTGATAGTCAGACATACGCAAATGTTGCAGAAGCAAGGCTTGCTTTGTATGAAGAAACAATTATTCCGCATCTAAGAAAGATGGCATCAGACCTTAACGAATGGTTAGTGCCATTGTTTGATGATCGTTTAACACTAGAGTTTGACATAGATTCAATCCCTGCTTTGTCAGAGAGAGTTAAAAGAACATATGAGAATGTTACCTCTGCTGTAAGAGAAGGCATTATGACTAGAAATGAAGCAAGACAACAGCTAGGTCTAGAGCCTAAAGATGGTGGTGATGATCTGTACATATCAGCTAACTTATTTCCGCTTGGTGATGAATCAGTAGAAAAACCTAAAAATCCTGTTAATGAAGAAGATTTAGAAGATTATGACGATGAAGAAGTTGATAAAGAAATTTTATTATTGCTAGAAGAAGAAAAAGCATTATCTGATATTAATACAATACCAAATAGTTCTATGGCAGAAGAAGCTGCAAGAGGTTTGGAATGGAGAAGAAAATACAAGCGTGGTGGTACTGCTGTAGGTGTTGCTCGTGCTAACCAGTTAATGAACAAAGAAAGGCTGTCTATATCTACAGTTAAAAGAATGTACAGCTTTTTTTCAAGGCATGAAGTAGATAAACAAGCAGAGGGTTTTAGCCAAGGTGAGAAAGGCTATCCTAGTGCAGGCAGAATTGCATGGGCATTGTGGGGTGGTGACGCAGGCTTTTCATGGTCAAAAAAAGTTAGAAACCAAATAGAAAGAGAAGAATCAAAGAGTTTTGAAATAGAAGAACATGTTGGTTTTATTGAAGATGAAAAAGCACTTAGCGAAGCAGTAAGAAATGGCTTGAAAGAAAAAGTTAAAGAGCATAATGAAAAATATGGCGATAGTAAAACTAAAAAAGTTACACTAGGCATGCTTACGCAAGTATTTCGTAGAGGTGTAGGTGCTTATAATACTAATCCATCAAGTGTAAGACCAAGCGTACGCAGACAGGGTGGTGCTGATCGTTGGGCATATGCTAGGGTTAATTCTTTTTTAAGAGCATTATCAAGCGGTAAATTTAAAGGTGGTAAACACGATACTGACCTTTTTCCTGATGGACACCCATTAAAATCTAAAGGACCTACGGATAGTCAAGGTAGACCTAAAAAGTGAGAACAGCCACTAAAAGGCTTAATACTTTTAGACAAGGCAGGATTAATACACGCTTAGAGTCAAGAAAGCAATTAGTCCTTAGAAACAATTTAGAAAAAAGATTTTATAGAAACTTAAATACACTATTTAGAAAGTTTTTAAATACACACTTACATCTATACAGTCAATATGGAATATACGAAGTACAAATTGCACAACAGTCTTTAAATGAAGATTTTTTTCCATTAATACAAGCGCACTACAAAAGAGTTTTTAAGGCGATATACAGAAGCAATGAAGAAAAGTACGAATACCTTAGAAAAGCTGACGAAGCATTTGTATTTGGTAGAAGTACAGACTTTGAATTAGTAGTTAATGAATACTTTACCAGTAGGCAATTAATTTTAGCA